ATAAAGGATGCCGTATTGCTGGAGATCGCCGCCGCCGGCCCCAAGGATCAAGAATCGCTGGCTGCCATTGCGGGGCTTGCCCCACGCACCCTGCGCCGTGCGGGCAAATCATTGCTGGGAGTCCTCGACGATGCCCGTGGCGATAACATCGACTACGAACCGCCGCAAAAGCCGGATGAAAGACAAAGAACGATTTTGAAGGGTATGCAAGCGACAGTCGCCGCCTGCGCCGAGGAATTGAATATCGCAGCAGAAATCGTTGCCCCCAAGAAAGAGTTGTCTGCGTCGTTAAACGGCGAACGGGATTCGCGCGTATTTACCGGTTGGCGACGAGAGCTGATCGGCGAGAAGCTGTTGGAGATGCTTGAGCAGTAACCGATAACGCAGGTATCCGCAATCCGAGGCTCTGCGCACAACATTTCGGACTCGACCTTGCAGACTGTATCTAACCCAGGCCTCCCTCAGATGTCCCGCGGACGCCTGATATCCTTCCTCAAATGTGCAGTATAGTGTTCAGATCGAAATCCGATTTTTCAGGCACTTATTCTATGCTCAGGGAAGTTACATCGCACTTTAGCCTGCAAGAACTACGGCAATTTCGCCGCATAAATACTAGTTAGGTCCCGTTATCCATGCACAAGCATTTTGTCGTATCCTTTCTGTTACTTGCGGCCGTGCCGACTTCCTGGGCGACGGGAATACCCGCCTATCCCGACGACATTGAGGAATTCATAGATCGTCGGGAGATATGTGATCACTATCGCGGGGAAGAGCCCTACGATGTCGAGCGGCCCAAATTTCTTGCCGAGCAGATCAACAAAACATGCTCCGGTACGGATGAGGAACTCCGAGAGCTTAAAAACAAGTACAAAGACAATAAAGTTCATTATACGACATGGTGGCAATGGCGTAACTTTATCTGGGGGATTAAGGATAGAATTGTTTTTAGTGGGGGGAAATAAAATGGGACACCACATAAACAGCAAAGGCCAATTCCAAAGCGACAAGTATCCAGAGCTACCGCCAAATAAAATCATTTTAAGTTTTAATGATCCAGCTGCACGGGAAGCATTGCTTCATTATTCTCGTTTGACAAATGACCGTGAACTTGGAAAAGATATTTTAGAGGCAATTAAAAATATGCAGGAATGAAATGGATGATGATTTAGGAAATGTATTTGAAATAGATGAATCGCTAACTGGCTTCTATGATTATAGTGAAGATTATATTTTACTTAAAAATTTAATATTAGAAAAAATTATCAATGAATTTAAAGTGCCTGCATATTGTTTTTTAATGAATAAGGAGTAATTTGGTTTACAAATTCGATCCAAACGAAGATAATTATGAAGATTACAAAGACAAGCAATCCCGCCGTGCTGCCAAACGCGCAAAGTCAGGTCGTGATATTGGTAAGATCCCGCCTCCTGTAAACTTACAAAGAAGGTTAGACGGCAGCGGAGATTTTAGATATTTCTGCAACACATACTTTCCTGATGTTTTCCCAATCCCTTGGTCAAAAGATCATTTAAAAGTCATTGATAAGATTGAGAAGTCAGTCCTTACGGGTGGCCTTTTTGCCATGGCTATGCCTAGGGGTGACGGTAAAACTTCAATGTGCGAAGTGGCTTCTATTTGGTCAGAGGTTTATGGTCATAGGAAATTCATTGCTTTAATCGGTCCTGATTTAGAATCTGCTTCAGATATGTTAAATTCAATTAAAACAGAATTTGAAATTAATGAAAAGTTATATGAAGATTTCCCCGAAGTATGTAAGCCCATCAGAGAACTTGAAGGCATTGCACACCGCGCAAATGGTCAGCTTTGCGAAGGTAAAAGGACTTCAATAGGTTGGGGGGCAAATGTATGTATTTTACCTACAATTAAGGGATCTATTTGCTCTGGTGCTGTTATTAAGGTTAGAGGGTTGACAGGTCGTATTCGTGGAATGAAATATAAAAGAAAAGATGGTGAGAACGTTCGGCCAGATTTAGTTATTATCGATGATCCTCAAACAGACGAAAGTGCCGCATCACTTTCCCAAGTCGAAACGCGGTTGCGTATTCTTAATGGTGCTGTTCTTAATCTTGCTGGACCTGGTAAAAAGATTTCTGGCGTTATGCCTTGCACTGTTATCCGTTCCGGCGATATGGCCGATCAAATTTTGGATAACGAAAAGAACCCAGAATGGCAGGGCGAACGCATGAAGATGGTTTATAAATTTCCAGACAACGAAAAGATTTGGTTGGAAGATTATGCAACCATTTTAAATGATGGATTCAGGCGCGGGGATGGTCTTAAATATGCAACCCGATTTTATGAAAACAATCGCGAAGAAATGGACAGGGGCGCTATTGTGGCTTGGGAAGAAAGATATAATCATGATGAAATTTCAGCTTTACAAAACGCTATGAATTTACGCATTAGAAACGAAATTGCCTTTTGGTCAGAATATCAAAACGAACCTCTTTCAGATGCGGCGCTAGGCGTCGAAATGCTTGACGCCGAAACTATTGCTGAGAGGTTCAGTGGCAATCCACGCCGGGTTGTGCCTTTAGGGTGTGATTATTTGACTATGTTTATCGATGTGCAAAAAAAGCTTTTGTATTATGTGGTTGTGGCTTGGCGTGAAGATTTTACCGGCTTTGTAATTGACTATGGAACTTATCCAGATCAAGCGCGGGATTATTTTACTCTAACTGACGCACGCATTACCATGGAATCAAAGGCGCCTGGCTCTGGCGTCGAAGCCTCTATTTATTCAGGATTAAAAACACTTGAAACGGAAATAATTAAAAGAGATTTTATACGCGAGGATGGAATTGAAGTTAGGTTGAATCGGGTTTTAATAGATGCCAATTGGTCGGTCAGCACAGATGTAGTTTATCAATTTTGTAAACAATCCGATTTGGCTGCAATTCTTTTGCCTTCGCATGGAGTAGGTGTAACAGCCTCGGCGCAACCCTTTTCAGCGCACAAGCGCAAACCAGGGGAACGCATAGGACACAACTGGCGCTTGCCTTCGACGCATGGCAAAAGAATGATTAGGCATATTGTCTATGACACAAATTATTGGAAGTCTTTTATATATTCCCGCCTGGCCATTTCTCTAGGCGATAAAGGGGGACTTACTTTATTTGGTAAAGACCCAAGAGTACATTTACTTTTTTCGCAACATCTAACTGCCGAGTATAGAATAAGAACGGAAGGCCGGGGGCGCACCGTGGAAGAATGGAAGGAACGGCCAGAGCGACACGACAACCATTGGTTTGACTGTTTGGTAGGTGCAACAGTGGCCGCAAACGAACAAGGCGCGAAAACAGTTGGCGTTCAATCTAAGCCTAAAGCTGCAAGGAAAGGAAAAACTAGCTTTGCAGCTATGCAGCGCAATAGAAAGTTAGGTAAATGACAGAGGAAGAAAAAGAGGAAGTTGGAATTATTTGTACCAATTGCCATTGCCGGCATTTTGAAGTTGTTTGGACAAGACCCAGGCGCGGGGGAATAGCCCGCTGCAGGGCTTGCCGCAACTGTGGCAAACGCATAACTACCCGCGAGCAACCCGCCAAAAAATAAGTTTTTTTCATCAAAAGTTACACATCTGTAACACAAACACGATTTTTCCGGTTTTTTCTTTATTATCAACTTTAATTGTATAGGTTTTGGGCATGGCAGACACCGCCGAGGAAGCTGCAATCCGTGCAGCTATTTCCACACCTAGACGCATGAAGGTAGATGGCAATGAGGCTGAGGCCAAGCCCATTGATGAATTAATTGCAGCCGATGAATATTTAAAAAATCAAACCGCAAAGGCGAAACGCGGTTTAGGTGTGGCGCAATTTAAGATTCGTCCCCCTGGGAGTCAATAGAAATGGGAGTTTGGAAACCAAAAACTACTCGTTCTAAATCAAGGACGGTTCGCAGGGGTCGTGCTTCTATTCGTGCTTCTATCGATGTAACAAAAGACACGGCCAATAATGTAAATCACTGGAAAAACGCTGATGCCCTGGACGCAAATGCCGCAACAAATACTTTTAAGCGCCAAAAGTTGCGGGATCGTTCGCGCTATGAGGTTGCAAATAACACTTACGCGCGGGGTATTATTAACACATTTGCAAAAGATATTGTAGGCACAGGGCCGCGCTTGCAATTGCAAACTTCAGATGAAAATTTTAACAGGCGAACCGAGGCAGCTTTTACCATATGGTCAAATGAAATTAGACTTCCTGAAAAGCTTTTACTTGCTAGGCAGTCACAGGCCGAGTCAGGTGAAGTATTTTTGATTCTTCGCAACAATCCTAAAACAAGAAATCCGGTTACTCTTGACATTGCAGTGATTGAAGCCGAGCAGGTGGCTAATCCTGATTTTATGTCAATTCAAACCGATCCGCTTTTTCTAGATGGAATTACTTTTGATGAATTTGGTAATCCTGTTTCTTATGATGTTTTAAAAAGTCATCCTGGCAGTGATATTTTTGGATTTGATCCAAGTCAGTTTGATAGGATTAGTGCTCGCTTTGTAATTCATCTTTTCAAGAAATTACGGCCAGGCCAAAATCGGGGGATCCCCGAGATAACTGCCGCCCTTCCTTTGTTTGCGCAATTGCGCCGCTATACACTTGCTACGATTTCAGCGGCAGAGACAGCCGCAAATAATTCTTATGTGATTTCAACACAACATTCTAATTTAAATCCAGAGGATATTGACGCCAGCGCGGAGCCATTTGAGGAAGTAGATATAGCCCGTAACATGGCAACGGTTATGCCAGCAGGCTGGACCATGGGTCAAATGAAATCAGAACAGCCTACAACTCAATATGCAGAATTTAAAGGTGAGATATTAAACGAAATCGCCCGCGTTATAGATATGCCTTTTAACATCGCCGCTGCGAATTCATCGGGTTACAACTATGCCTCTGGCCGGTTGGATCATCAAACATACTTTAAAGGAATTAAAGTGGAGCAATCTTCCTTATCACATGTTGCACTTAATCCTATCTTTAATTCCTGGTTCTTTGAGGTTGCCCGCCTCGGTAATGTAGTTGGGCGAATCCCGCGCGAGTCTTTGAAACGGACTTGGTTCTTTGATGGCTTTGAACATGTTGACCCGCAACGTGAGGCCAAGGCCCAAGATATTGATTTGAAAAACTTTTCTCAGACCTACGCAGACGTTTACGCCAGACGCGGAAAAGATTGGCAAGATGCTTTCCAGCAAATTAAACGCGAACAAGATTTATTGCAGGAACTCGAAATGGTTGACAATGGAGATAGGGCCGGCGTAGGCGCCAAGTCTAAACCTACTTTAAGATTAAAAAGGGCATAAAATGTCAAAACGTTATTACGGCGATTTAATTGGAAAAACAATTTATCACCGGGGCGGTTTAGTTACTGAATCTATCCCAGACATTAAAGCCGATAAACATGACCCCGAAGAAGATGCAAAAACCAAAGGGCAGGATGGGAAAGGAAGCGGAGATAAAAGCAGTGGGGCAGGGGCAGCGGCAGGCGGGAAGCTAAAAAGCTTTGACATGATAGCTTATACTGGGGGCGAAATTAAACAGCCTTTTGCTTCCCGCCTAGTGGTTGACTTGGAAGGAATGGAGTTGCCGGCAGCTGGGAAGCTGCCTACTTTAGCTTTGCACGATCAATCTAAAGTTGTGGGCCATGGGTCGGCGTCAATTAAAGAAAGTATTTTAGCTGTTAGCGGCGTTGTATCCGGTACGGGTGAAGCTGCAAAAGAAATTCAGGCGAATGCTGCAAATGGTTTTCCTTATCAATCGTCAATGGGTGCAGACATTTTAAGATTAGAGGAAGTTGAAGGCGGGGCCTCAGTTGAAGTTAATGGTCAAAGTTTTGAGGGTCCGATCCTAGTAGTTCGGGGTTCTCTTTTACGTGAAGTTTCTTTTGTTCCTGCCGGTGCAGATGCAGATACATCGGCAAACGTCGCGGCCTCCATGGCCGATTATCAGGAGGGGTTAGAGATGAATTTTGAAAAATGGCTAGAGGCTAACGGTTTTAAAAATGTAACTGATGAAAAGCAGTTGAAGGCTTTGAAGGCTGCACACGAGGCAGAGATCAAAGCAGCAAAAGCGCCAGAACCAAAACCCAAGAAAGATCCCGTACCAGAGCCAAAGAAAGATTCAGAGCCGATTAATGTGCAAGCTGCAGCCGATCTTGCTGCACAAAAAGCAACAAAGACAGAGCGCGAACGTATTGCAGCGATCCGCGAAGCTTGCGGCGGTGACTTTGACGCAATTCAGGCCGAGGCAGAGTCTAAGGGCTGGACTGTTGAAGCAACCAATGCAAAGCTAATTGTTGCATTGCGCGAAGATCGGCCAAATGTAAATCCGCGTTCTGGTTCTAAAGATGCACCAGGTAAGGAAATCTTGGAAGCCGGTTTGTATATGCGGGCAGGAATTGCAAACGATGACGCCGAGTTAGTTAAGGAATACGGCGAGGCCCAAATAGAAGCTGCAAGTAAAAGCCGCAATATGTCAATTGAGAACGTAATCAGGGCTTGCCTTCGCCTGGAAGGAATTGAATCAAGTAATATGTCCGATGGTGAAATGGTTCGGGCGGCAGCATCAACCTCAAGTGTTCCCGGTATTCTTGGTAATGTAGCCAATAAGCGAATGCTTAAAAGCTACAATCTCCAAAATATTTCGGCAACCACGCTTTCAAGCATTGGTGATTTGGCCGATTTCAAAGAGCATGAAAGATTCAGGCTCAATGACATTGGCGATATTGCCAAGGTTGGGCCAGATGGAGAAATTAAGCATGGTACGGTTTCCGAGGAAAAGGCAACTAATCAACTTGAGACTTTTGGCAAACGTTTTGAGTTGACGCGCACAATGATTATCAATGATGATCTTGGCGCCTTCCTTCAGATTCCGGCAGCCTTGGGTGCCCGTGCAGCGCAAAAGATTGACAAACTGTTTTATGAACGGTTGCTTGCAAATAACGTTTTCCCCGCTGGTGGTGCCAATGCACTTTTCTCCACAGGTAATAATAACTTTGCCGCTGGTGCTGCAACGGCACTGGATGGGGATGCAATGGACCAAGCATTGCAATTGTTGCTAGATCAAGTTGATGCAGATAAGCAACCAATTTCCGTAAATGCAAGGTTCCTTTTGGTTCCTACTGCTTTAAATTTTACGGCCAAAGAGTTGACAAGAAGTTCGACTGTTTTTGCAGTAGGTAATACCGATGGTAGACGTATTCCTACTTTCAATCCAATCTTGGATGAAAATTTGACCGTGATTGTTTCCCCTTGGTTGTCAAATTCTACCATAACGGGAAATAGTTCCAAAGCCTGGTATCTCTTTGGTGATCCAAACATAGTGGACACCTTTGAAGTTGGGTTCCTTCGTGGTGCAAGGACGCCAACTATAGAACGCTTTGATGCTGTTCCTTCCACCTTGGGAATGGTTTGGAGAATTTTCTTTGATATTGGTATCAGAGAGCAAGATTTCAGAGGCATGGTCAAAATGAAGGGTGAAGCCTAAACCAAATTTTTCAGCCTGGGCCTATTTGGGTCCAGGCTTGCGGTTTTCTTTTTCTGAAAATTATTTTTTAGGAGTTTAACATGGCAGAAGTCAATCAGATTCAAAATTTTGCTGACAAACAAGTAGTTGAAGATCACACACCTTCTGGTTCAGCTGTTACGGCAGGTCAACCTTTTGAGGTGGGAAGCCGCGCCGCGTTCGCTAATAATGACATTGCTGATGGTAAATTAGGTGCGGTTCAAACTCGCGGTTTGGCGCAAGTAGTACAGAAAGCAGAAACATGGGCAGTTGGTGATGACATTTGGTGGGATGATGACGGTGACCCAGTGGGTGGCGTTGCTGGTAGTGGTGCAGCAACTAAAACACCGCAAACGGCAGCCGCCGATTTTTGGCTTGGTTCTTCTCGTGTGGTTACAGCAGCAACGGACGGAACTGGCGTCATTGACCTTAACAGTCATAGCAAAGAAGCAACCATTGCTGATCCAGCAGGTGGTGGAACGGTTGATGCTGAAGCCAGAACTGCCATTGATGCACTAATTGATGCCTTGGAAAATACTGGGATCATTGACAATAAGTAGTTTTTAATATCTCCCAATAGGCTGGCCTTGGCTCCGTTATGGGCCAGCCTATTTTCAAAAGGTATCAAATGCCGAATATCATGGAAACAGGGACCGCCTGGTTCCTGGATCAACTTAAAACACACGCTTCCGAAACAGTCACGTATAAACGCGGCTTTGATTCTGTCAACGTAAGCGCTGGCATTGCCGAAACGGAAGCGGATACATTAACAGACCAAGGTATTCAAATTCAAATTCGCATGAATGATTTTTTAATTAAAGTGGATGATCTTATTATTTTAGCTGTAAAAATTACTCCACTAATTGGTGATAAGATAGAAAGAACCGTAAATGGAAAAACAGTAACTTACGAAGTTTTAAAACTTGCAGACGAAAAAGAATTTCGGGAGTCAGATAGGTTTGGAACTGTTTTCAGGATTCATACTAAAGAAATTTTGAGAGTTTGATTTATAAGGGATTGAGGTAATGGCTGAAATGTTTTTGAAAATTGGTGATGCTGGTCCAGCTTCAATTGCTTACAAAGATGGTGACATTCTTTGTGTTTTCTCTAATCGCAGAATCAAATGCGCAAATGCTGGGAATTACTGTAACCCATGGGATCATGTTAAGAATGTTAATGGATACCTAGACAACGACACCCTGCCTTATTTCTTTTATGAAAAAGTAAGTCAATATCGCATGGAGAAAATCGGAAATACAGTTAAGCGTATAACGATAGCAACGAGTTTAGAGGAAGATGCTTCCGGAGAGAGAGATTGGAAAGATTATATTAAAAAAAGGTTAGTTGCGTGGAAGAATAAAGATACGAGAAACGGCAAGCCTTTTTTCGGAACTCCCGGTAATGAAATCTGGTATGACGGCAGTCTTGATCAGACTGAGGCAACTATTGATTTACTGATAACAGACATTAAAAACAATTCGGAAAAAACTGATGCTGATTTTGTTTATTTTCCTGCTCAACATAAAGACCTTAAGTACCATTTGGGGTTAGCTATTAATAACCCTACCGAATTAGAGGCGGCTGCCTTGGTTGCTTCTGATATAGATATGACAGATCCACGAAAACCAGTCCTGATTAGAAAAAGAAATAATATGGTTTCTTGGCAAGACATTACTGAGATTTCTGGATCTACGCAAGCTAGAATTTCAGATAATACAGTTAGTGTGAATTTGAGAAATAACGGTGAACATACTAGGACTGATATTGTGGTGGAGAAATAACATGGCGGCAGTAACTGATGAGATTGGGACTATCGGGCGTGACTTCTCAACAGTTGTCTTGTTCGAGTCATCGTGGGGCGATCATGCCGGTGATGACCTTACCGGAGAAATGTTTAATGATTCTGTATTTGATGAAGTAGTTGTCATGAACGATGCAACTCCAGATTCAGTTACATTAACCGTACCAGTTTCAGAACGTCACGACGGAACTGCCGGGACAGGTGTTAGAATAGTTCGTACAGGAAATGGCGCAGTGATTACGGGATCGGCAGAATTAACTCTTGATATCGGGTGGATGGAGGTTGACGTAGGATCTAATGAATCTCAGGGCGCAATCATTTTGGATAGCAACAACAATATTGGCATTGTTAGAAATGTTATTGTTCATGACATTGGAGGCGGAGCTAACTCCTGGGGAATTGTTATAAGTGATGGAAGCTTTGAGGAAAAGTCAGCGTTAAACTGTATCGTTTATAATGTAATAACTAATTCATCAGCCAGTCATGCTTCTGCTGGTATTCGTTGCGATACAAACAGCCCTACAAAGATAAGAAATGTCATTAATTGTACAGTTCATAATACGCAGAATAATAATGGGACTGGTACTTGTCATGGAATCGAGTTTTTTGATGAAGCTGCCTTAACCCTTCAGAATTGTATCGTAACGGATAGCATAGGTACTACTTCAAGCACACCTGTAGATTATTCCGTATCTTCCCCAAGTAATGCAACGGTTGACCATAACCTATCGTCAGATGGAACGGCTAGTGGAGCAGGAAGTTTGACTTGGAAACTTGCAGTTGACCAATTTGTGAGCATAGTATCAGGCCTTGAAGATTTACATAAGAAATTAGGGTCTACTGCAATTGATGCAGGGGTAGATAAAGGAACCAGCCCCCCTGGGGTAGAAACAAGTATTGATGGATTCAACCGGGACACAGACACAAGTCGTGATCCTTGGGACATGGGTGCAGATGAGTTTCTTTTTGTAAAGGAGGTTGGTATGCCTCAACACATTGATGTGAGCGTGACGGTAACAGCGGTAAAATTGGGTGACAACAGAGTGGATCAAATTCAACTTCAAGCAGATGCCGCAAATGATGATGATATTTTGTGGGGTGATAAAGATTTGCAAAATATGACACTTGCGCCAAATGGCTCTCAGGCACTTCCGGCAAAAAATCTTGACGAAGTTTTTGTGAAATCTGCTTCTGGAACTCAGTCTTTACATGTTGCATTTGCTTCATTATAGGGGATTTTTATGTCTGATTTGGGAATAGGATTTGTTCCAGCAACAAGTCCGCTAGGTGGAAGTGGCAGTCTTACAATCGTAACAGCGGCGGGGGTAACACCAGTTGATACCGATGTTTCGAGTCAGTCAAATAATAGTTCTGGCATTATCGTGGGTACAGGTGGCAGAATATTTCAATTTTTCAAAAATGCAACTGATGTTTACTATGTCGAATTGACAGAACTTTAAAACTTGACCGGGGGCGCCTTCGGGTGTCTTAGTCAAAAGGAAAAAAAATTGATTCATACACAAGCAAATCAAAAAGGTGCTGATATTGCAAGCGCAACAGCTTTGGTTTTAGGTAACGATGGCAATACTTTTGATGTTACTGGCACAACTACAATTACGTCAATTACTACAAAACTAGTTGGGACAATTGTCACTTTGCATTTTGATGCAATTTTAACACTGACACATGACGCAGCTGATTTAATTTTGCCTGGTGGCGCAAATATTACAACTGCCGCCGGGGATGAATTTACTTTTACTGAATATGCAACAGGCGATTGGCGCTGTATTGGCTATGTCTTAGCAAGTGGAAAAGCGGTTGTTGGCGCTTCCGCAGATTTACCAAGAAGTTATTTGGCGGGTCTTGGAACTGCAAACAACGGATCAGATGCAGATCATGATATTGATATTTCTGTGGGCGAGGCCAGGGATGATGCAGACTCAGAGGATATAGTCCTTGCTTCAGGGCTTATAAAACAAATTGACGCAACTTTTGTTGTGGGAACGAATCAAGGTGGCTTGGATACGGGTGCGGTTGCAGCTGACACAACTTATCATATGTACATTATTAAAAGAACAGACACGGATGTTGTCGATTTTATATTTTCATTGTCTGCGTCTGCTCCCACGATGCCTGCGAACTATGACAAGAAAAGAAAAATCGGAAAAGTCATAACGGATAGCGCATCAAACATCCAAGGTTACACACAAGAGGGGGATGAATTCCTTTTGGATGATCCACCACTTTCTGTGGACGTTTCGGATCTTGGGACAACCGCTGTGACTTATACGACAGATTTGCCAATAGGCGAAACAAATTTAAGGGGTATTTTTAATGTATACCAACAAAATGCAACTCTTAATAGTCGTGTTTATGTTTCATCTTTAGACCAAGATGATGAAGCTCCAAGCCAGAGTGTAGCGCCATTGCTTAATATGAAAGGAACAAATTCCGGCGGAATTGGCTTAAGAATGGAATTAAGGATTAATTCTTCAGCTCAAATTCGGGCCAGAGGAACTCTTGCTAGCACAATATTTAGGGTTGCTGATTTGGGTTGGATTGATTCAAGAGGGAGGAATGATTAATGGCGTATGTCACAAGAGACGGATCAAACAATATTAATGGAGCATTTAGTAAATTACAACCAGGGATCGCCACTGAGAGAGTGGCAGAATCAGTTCAGGAACTTATAGATTTCAGGAATAGGCCACAGTTAGTTGCTATTGGTGGATTACCTACTTTTACCGACGCAACAAGGCCGGCGGCAACCGATGGTGTGGGAATGATTTTTAATTCAACCAGTGGTGTTCCTGAATATAGCGACGGGACAAACTGGAAGAATTTCTCTGACAATGCAATTACATAAATATTATGACTGTGAAACGGGAAGCAATCACAAGGTTTGTCAAAAAGCCAATTCCGCAAGGAGAGGTAATACTTATGTTGGGTACAGTTATTTTTATAATCCTTGGGGCTGTGTGGGCGCATTCAAATGGAACGTTTGCCACAAAAGATATGGCGAGTGGCATTAAGAATACAGCGAAAGGAATTAAAGAATTAGTAATCATGAACAAAAACGAAATCAAGGAAGTGCGAAAAGAATGTAATGAAAATTTTGAAATAATTCGCACAGAACAAAATGAAAAGTTTGAGAAAATTCGCTTGGAACAAAAGGCCGATTTAAAAGAATTTAGAACAGAACAGAAAACAGACTTTGGTGATTTCAAAGAAGATTTCAAGGAATTTAAAAAAGACCTCAAAGAAGCAATAATTAAAAATGGCAGATAATGGTTGCTTATGGTTTTCTTGTACATATTCGCAGTGTCAGTTTTTATTCTCATTGTATACACAATGATAAATGGTAATAAAAAATAATGGCTAATAGGCTTGTTGAAGTTGCAGACGCCGTAAAAGATTTAATAAATACCGGAACTTTTTCGCCGGTTGTAGTAGCAACAAGACTTTATGCCCCAGACTTTACTTTAGAAGATTTAGCAAATTTAAAGGTTTCGGTTATTCCAAGATCAATGGAAACGACAATACAGACAAGAGAAAAGGCTAGAGATGATGCTTTTATCGATGTTGGAATACAAGATAAAGTTACAGACAATTTAGCTGACATTAACCCATTAATGAATTTGGTTGATGACATTGATTTATTTTTGCGTGATAGGATTAGAAGAAAATTAGGGGCGCCGGCAAACGCGGGTTGGATTGCAACCACGCGAACAGCTTACGACCTGGACCATTTAGAGAAACTAAGGGTTTTTACTTCTATTTTGTCTTTGACATACCGTTTGTATCGGTAATTTTGGAGGATAAAAAATGGCTATTGTTTTAGGGATTGATGCAAAGTTATATCGTAACACTGGAACCTTTGCAACTCCGGTATGGAATGAAATACCAAACGTCACAAATTTGACCTTGAACTTGGAGAAGTCAGACACGGACGTAACAACCAGAGGCGGGGCAGCAAACAAGTTTAGGCAAATTGCTGTAATCTTAGCAGACGGTACGGTGGATTTTGAAATGATTTGGGATAATACCGATTTGGATTTTATTGCAATTAAGGATGCTTTTCTTGCGAGTACGCAAATTGATTTTTGGGTGCTTGACGGGGATGACACTACAACAGGCAATCAGGGTCTAAGGGCTGAAATGGAAATTTCAAACTTTACCCGGAATGAAGAATTAGAAGATGCCTTACGGTTGGATGTGTCTATCAGGCCGGGTCGAGGGGTGTCAGGGAATCCACCTGAATGGAAAGTTGTACCTTAAAAATTTTTATTTTTAGGGTCAATTTCTTTCGGAAAGGTAATTATGGGAATCGGAGAAAAGTCAACTTTTTATGTTCCTGTTGTTTGTTCATATTGTAATAGGGACTATACCATTTTAGCAACCGAAGAATCAAAGTGGACTATTTGCCCAACTTGCAAAAAAAAGGTTGGAGAAACAAAAACTAAAACTAAGCGGAGGAAAAAAGACGATGCCGAAATTTCAGGATTTGAAAAAGAGGGAATGGGATCTGACGATAACAGTAGCGACAATAAAGAGAGTTAGAGAATTAATTACAGTTGATCTTCTTGAATGTTTGATTGAAAAAGATAGTTTAATTGACAGGATGGCCCTTGACCCTGTTTTGCTTGTAGATGTGATTTACTGCATTTGTAAGCCTATCGCCGATGCTAGAGATATATCTGACACAGAATTTGGCGAAGCAATGGGAGGGGATGTTATAGAAAATGCAACGGGGGCTTTCCTTGAGGCCCTCGTTGATTTTTTCCCCGGCGCCCGCAAGGAAATTATGAAGCGGGCGATAGTGATAAGGGAAACAATAGACAGGAAAGTAAAGGGAAAAATGATGGAGATGAAAGAAGGCGAAGTAGAGGCAGTAATCGAAAAAGCGATAAATATATTGTTCAAGAAACACGAAGAACAATTAATAAACTCGCCGGAATTATCGGAGTAGATCCTGGTCCCTTTTCCCTTGCAGACCTTCATGACATGGTGGAAGCCAAAGGCGAATTTTATTGGGCGCCTTGGGGCGTAATGCTTTCTATGTTTGCTAACGCAAACAGGGATATTAAAAAACGTCGAAAACCATTTACAACAAAAGATTTTAATCCATACGAAAAAAAGACAAAGAAAAAACAAGTTGACATGACAGTATCAATGAAAGATTTAAAGAATATTTTTATGGGGATGAAATATAAGTAATGGGACTTTTTAAAAATATTCAAATAGGCAGGACGCAACCCTCCAGTGGTGGTGGGAGAAGAAGTTTAATTAATGTTAAAAAGCTTTTCTTTGATCGTCAAAGAGTAATTTCAGCATTAAGTGCAATAGAACTAAGGGTATATGAAACATTTGGTGCATTTACTCGACGTGATGCACGTAAATCAATGAGAAAGGCAAGGCGAAAAAAGAAAAATGAATTAAGCAAAGACGAATTAATAGCTTTTGAGGTTAGGGAAAGACTATTTAAGCAAGGTGAAATCCCAAGGCCTAAAAGACCATTTGCGCCAGCAGCACCAGGTAAACCACCAAGAGTAATAACCGGTGTACTTAAAAAATTTATATTATTTAATTATTCTCCAAGATCAAAAAGTGTCGTTATAGGACCAACGCCAACGAGTCAAATAGCATTAGATGCACCAAGAGTTTTAGAGGAAGGCGGCGCGATTAAATCGTCCATTCCTATTTACAATGGAAAAATAATGAAGCCAAGACCATACATGAAACCCGCTTTTGATAAAAATTTAAAAGTCTTGGACAGGATTTGGCGGGCAAGCATAAGGTAAAATTATGGTAGCAGGTGGTGCAATTAGAGCAGGCCGAGCATTTGTTGAATTATTTCTTGATGACAAGAAATTAACAACTGGGTTAAGACGGGGACAGGCAGCCTTAAAATCATTTGGTTCTACTGTTTCGTCCCTTGGTGCAAGAATGGCTGGTTTTGGTGCTTTACTTTCTGCACCCTTTGCAGCCTCGGCAATTACTTTTGCTAACTTTACCGATGAAATGGCAAAGGTTGGCGCGGTCAGTCAGGCTACGGGTGAAGAATTAGCAAAATTAACAGAAAAGTCTAAGCAATTGGGCCGCGAAACGTCCTTCACAGCAATTCAAGCCGCAGAAGGGATGACTGCCTTAGGACGCGCAGGATTTAATACTGCGCAAATTCTTGACGCAATTCCTAATTTCAATTGGTTTCTTCGCGAGTCTTTCATTTATTTCTATTACCTTACTAATATTTTTTTCAATTTCCTCGATCGACAACTTAGCTTTAATTAAATTTCCAGTATATTGTTCTGCATCCGCGATAGCTTTCTTGAGGCTTGGTGGGCTTTTTTTCGAACCTTCTTCTAATGCCTTATTTAATCTTTCCGTCCTTTGTCTTAATTCATCTGTTTGTATTCTGGCTTCTTTTATTGCTTCTTTATTTGCTTGATAATCAAGTGCCGTTTTTACAAGAAAACCAACGGCAGCAATGGCCGCTAAAACTGGCAATAATGGTGCTGCTGCTGCTGCTGTTAATGCAGCAGCAACGGCAGTCTTATTAAAACCAGATATAAGGCCAACGAAGGAAACTCCTTTAATGGCCAAAAGTGAAACACCAAAACCTTTTAAACTTGCAATTGTGGAAGTAAGGGTAATTGTGTTTAAAACTTTCAATGCTGTATTCAACGCCAAAACGTTTGGTATTGCAGTGGCAAAACCTCCAAGTACAAATGCAATCCCTTGTATAGCTGTTCCCAACACAACAAGACCACCCCCGACAATAATCAGTCCGGCTGCGACCTTAGCTAAAGTTATAACAAATTCTTTATTTGCTTTAACTAGCCTACGAATATCTCCTGCCGTCATTTTTAAAGAATTTATAATTTTAATTAATTCATCGTTAAGCACTTCGCCAACAGAAATTGCAACTCCTTCAATTGCTGATTTCAATTTCCTGGCTGCACCACCTAAATTGTCATCCATTATTTTTGCGGTTCTGGCGGCAGTTCCTGCTGCATTTTCTAAATTAATTCTAAATTCTTTAAATGTATTTCCAGCTGTCGAAAGTTTCAATGCTGATGCTGCTGCACGACCAAAAATAGTTTCAAAAATATTTAATCTTTCCGCAGTCCCCAAATTTTTTGTTTGATTTCCAAGATCATTGAGAATATCGGCCATGGGCCTAAGATTATCTAAGGCATCTGTTGTTGAAATTTTTAATTTTTCGAAAATATTTTCTACTTTTGTTTGGGATAAATTCTTGAATGCTCTGGCAAGTGCAACTCCTGCAAGACTTCCTTTTATTCCATTATTGGCCAAAATAGCTAAAGAAGCTGCGGTTTGTTCAAGTGTTTCTCCTGCTAGATTTGCTAATGCCGAAACAGGCTTTAAAGCCTCTCCTAAATCCTCTAAAGTTTGCGCTGATCCGTTCGCCGTTGCCGTAAGAACATCGGCTACCCTGGCAGTCTCCGAGGCTTCTAACCCAAAACTGCGTAAAGCTGCCGCTGCTAATTCAGCAGCTTGACCTAAATCGGTTGCTGTTGCCCTAGCCAAATTAAGTATATTAGGAATTGCGTCAAGAATTTGCGCAGTATTAAATCCTGCGCGTCCTAAGGCAGTCATCCCCTCTGCGGCTTGAATTGCTGTGAAGGACGTTTCGCGGCCCAATTGCTTAGACTTTTCTGTTAATTTTGCTAATTCTTCACCCGTAGCCTGACTGACCGCGCCAACCTTTGCCATTTCAT